TAGTTCTACATCTCCATCACCTGAAATGACCAATGCACCTTTGGACCTAATACTAGTATCACCACCAACCAACATATCAAAATTACCACCAACTTGAACTCCTAAATTACCACCAACAGCTAGATGGCAATTGCTGTCTATTTGTATGTTACAATTACCTGATATTCGGACTCCGTTATTTTGTACAATAATTGTGTAACCGTTACCAAAGACTTTATGAACCTCACTGCCATCAGGATGCATCTCAATGAATGTTCCTACACGATGAGATAATCGAATACGTTCTCTGGTCGGCGTGTCATCCATTTCAAGCTTGTGACCAGCTTCTGTTTGAGTAACATTATTGTATGGATATATTGGTTGATAGTCTGTGTTGGCCGCAGATTCGGGTTCTGTCCAGGCGCCTTCAACGAAAGGCATTTGATCTGAGTATATTGTTGTCATAATTTAAGGAGTTAAGGAGTTGAGTTACTAATTTCTTTGGGTAGTATACTTGCCGCAACACTATCGTTTGAAGGTAGCGTTGATTCATAAGCAGAAATTGTTTGATTTGCGGCATTCAGGTCTGCCTGTGAAACTGGAACTGCAAAACCGGCAGTAGCATAACCAGCAATTGTAACTGCGCCTACAGCAATAGCTGATGCTGTTTTAACTGTGGTGACTGCTTCGTTTATTGTATTTCTTGTTTCGGTAATAAGTGCAGCTGCACCTGTCGGGTCTGAACCTGTTCCCAATTCTTTTAGAAAATCTGTGAATACATTTTTTATCAATTTTAAAAACTTAGCTAAACATTCAGCCAAAAGTTTTAATAATCTTGCAGGTAGACTTATGATCCATTGAATGATTGCTCTGATTTTAACTATGTATGCAAGAACATATTTTTGAAAATCGAGAACTTTTTTCAAATAATATTGAATGGTTTTCAACTCTTTCTGGATTGTTCTTAATCTAGCAATGATTGAAGTAAAAAAACCTGTTTTATCAGTAAACCCTAATGTTCTCATAACAAGACGTATGCCTTCTCTAATTACTCCAGCACTGGCTTTTATAAACTCTTTCAAATATACATTTTTACGCATCTCATCTATGAAACCACAAACGTGTGTTCTTCTTGTGTTTGTGTAGTGTGTTGATGTTCCGATTATTTTACCTCTTGCTGCAGCGGGAATTGATGGTGTACCGGCAATCCTCCCATCATTTCCAAATCTGCCTGGAGGACTTAAATTTGCTTCAGCACACTGCGCTGGCAAATCTTTAGGAGAATCTTTTGGATATGTAAATTGTGATTGTGAAATGATATACGCTTGATATTCTTGTGCGGTAACTTCTGTACCATTGGGTAATGTAAATGCCATATTATCCTCCTGTGTCCGTAACTTCTGTGCTGGTTGCATATTCTGGTTTAACTATACCAGGTAAAACACCCATCATGATAGGCGCCTGTGCCGATTCACCATCCATAAAGAAACCAACAATCCATTCACCTAACATAGGTGCAGAAAAGGATTTCGAATTGTTTAATGGATACATTGGTAAGGCCCAAGGTAGGTCCTCTGTAGGCAAATTCATTTTGTTATCTGTGTGCCATCCAAAAATCCTGACACGGCACCTACCCAGTCCTAGTGGGTCTCCTCTAGACTCTAAAATTCCAACCCACCATATGAAACCATCTTTACCAATAAAATTATTCATTTAATCCTCATTTTATATTACCACTGACTGACTTGGATGTTTTTGTTCCATAGTGTTTTTCGCCAACTCCAAAACTGTTTGAAAAACACCTTGTGCTTGTATAATATGTCTTAACGCAGTCACAAGATATTTACCGGAATAGTATGTATCTTCGGTCACTGAATTACCTTCATTAATACCTAAAGAAGGTAATGAAACATAAATTATTTTTCCTACAGTTATATCACTATTGCCTGGAATTATAGCTTTCATTATTGTGCGGTTGGCTAATGCAACTTGTGCTATTCTATTTGGAATATATGTTTCTGCACGAATATCTTTTGCAACACTTTTTAGATCCTGCTTTATATAGTCTGTTTCGGATTGTGTTGAATTTCCTAATGCCAATTTTAAATTACTCTCATACATTTCTTCCGAATATTTATTAAATCTATTTAATGAGGTACCGGCAGAATCGTAACCACTTAAATCACCTTTAGTGAAATATGTTATCGTTTTTGTCCTTGTTATGGCGTCAATTGTAATCAATTTACTTGCATAGATTCCAGCACTTGTTGCACTTAATGAATCGAAAGTTTTTATAAATTCATAATCCAAAATGGTGAAATAGTTATCAAGTTGCACACCAGCTAAATCTGATGGTTGATACTTATATACTGCAAAAGGATTTTTATCAAACAAAGTTTTCAATGAGTTAAAATAGAAACCTTTTTTGGTTTCAAAGAATAACATATCGGCCCCTGCACCTTCAGCCGGTAAAGCATAATTAGATAACCAACTTATTGCTTCTAATGGTTTTAAACTTGGTATGACAAACTTATAGGTTCCGTAACTTTCCTGTATACCTTTAATTCTACCAATTTTCACACCCATACCTTGATTTTCATCATACAAAATTCTAGCAATCATGTTGCTTATATTCATTTCTATGAAGGATCTGTTTATTTTTAATTGTTCTGATATAAACAATTCTTCAGAAGTGAAGTACATTGTGAAATGTTCTGAATTTTTATTACCTGTAGGTTTTCTATTGCCAATTTTGTATATTCTAAATTTTCTTTGATCTACTTCACCATCTGCAAATTTCCTATATCCCATATCAAGTATTTCAGAACCATCCAATTTTAATTTTTCAATTAATCCAAGAGCATCCTTCAATATTACATTGCCTGAACAAGTAAATGAAAACAAGTCCTCAAATAGATTTAGTTCCACAAACATTAATTTGAGTTTGATAGATTGACCATTGTCAATAATAATATCAATCCATTCTAAACTAAAATCTTGTGCGTAATTAGCCATTTGTTTCCATCAATGTCGTAAATTCTTTTTCCAATTGTCCAACATAATCTTTATTCAATAATTGTATACTTCTTTTAGATTCATTTAAATCATATTCATAATCAAAATTTGTAACTACTTTGGTCTCAATTAACATAGTTATATTTTCATTGGGTAAATTGTATGTATATGTTATTGAACCATTTATTAAAGTTTGTGATAAGGTTTGATACTCTTCCGTTGAAATTTCATATTCTTCTACAGTGGTAGTAATATCATTATCCGTACCAGATGTTCGATTTGTTGTGGTTATGACTTTTTCATAGTGGTGTAAATTGTTTTTGGTATTACCCAACTTAGATTCAATAAAACTATCAAATTTACTACTACTTAATGGCCAATCCCATTGTGGATCTATAATTTGATTTGAATATAATACTATCCAAAAACGATTCATGTCACCATAATATTTGTGAGCAACAATTTCGGGAGTGTCATCGTCTTTTATATCATATTGATAATAAGCGAGAACATTTCTCAAAATACTCGGAATAATATTGGCTCTAGTAATTAAATTGGTGTATATGGTGGATATATTATTATTATCTCTGTATAGAATTTTTGGTAAAGCTTTGAAATATTGCATTTTTAATATCCTTCCATGATTTCATCTCTACCAATAAGTGAAGTTTCTTGAAATTCAAGAGTCAATATTGTTTGTACCGGTGCACCATCCGTGTGAGTTGTCCATCCATTTGGTGCATAATTAACATCAATATTGTTAATAACGCATTTTTGTAATTTTGGTAAATGTTTATTGTGAGTGCCATTCATTCTAAAATCAATTTCAAAGAGTGCTGGTGGAACCCAAAACATATTTTTATTAAGACTTTCATTTCTTTTTGGTGCCGCATACATTCTAAATTTTTGAATTATTTGTTTAATTTGTTCAGCTTCAGCTTGTGAGTATGGAGTGAATGTAAAAGACATACTGAATTGCCTAAATTCAACACCCTGAAACAATACTTGTTTTTGTGGATTGAAAACATAACCTGCTCTATTCAAAGCAACCTGAACTGCGGTTTGGGAGCCATCTCCATCACCAATAAAATTTGTTGCTGACTTAATCATATTTCCCAACAATGGTAATGTACCTAGAGCCGAAGCAATACTAGTAGTATCATCATAAGATATAGCAGATGATAAATTAAAAGCCTCAGG